TCAACTATCAATTGCTCTTCTGTTTGATTTGTTATATAAAAGTTAAAATCTTTTACTGTATAATCTCCACTTAATGTAGTTTTATTTGCTCCAAAACTTGAATCGAATATCACTCGCCCATTGTCAAAATCAATTTTTAATCCGTCTTGCCCTCTTGGAACGAATGTTCCATTGTCGTAAACGCCGCTAGGTATGTTCGCCCCCTCTATGCTTTCGTCGCTAACCCATTGCTTGTAGGGGCTATTGTAAGACACCAACCCGGGGCCAAGCCTCGCGTCTCCGGTGTCTGCATAAAAATCAGACGACTTGCTTGAGAATGCGTCCGCTTTTTTAGTTATAAAATTGTCAGCCCATAAGACAAAACTTGTAGTAACTTGATGTTGGAATTGTGGCTTCATTTAAAAATAAGATTTAGATAATCTTGTTGCAGATAGGGTGTTTAAGTTGGTTTCAAAATCTTTCAATAAAGGTTTTATATATTGTTTTTTTAATCTGCCTCCCGACTCCCTGCCGGATTGGATTCCCGCTCCTGATCGTCCTGCTGGAGGGCTTTTTGCGTGCATGTATTGACCTAAATTAGCTATGCCTTGACCTTCTAGCTGTTGTAGCCAGCTTGCTCCTTTTGCCCAAGGCAATGGGGTGGCTGCATAAAGATCTTTTAATGTTGGTATATTTACCGCAAAACTCCAAACAAAACCAAAAGATCCAAACTTTCTTCTTTTTATTAATATATTTGTGCGCTGTAAAAGATTTTGTAATTCATATACTGGATCATCTCCAATTTCAAAACCTATAAATCCAAATAAGTTTCCTTCTGGTAAAGTTCCGCTTAAATTTTTAGAAGCGGGGCCTCTTTTTAGCTCTCTTGTTATTGCGTGGGATTCAAAATCTTGCATTAATTTTCCATGAGCCACTTTGAATTGAGATTCAATTATTAATCTTCCTTCATTTATCAATTGTTTGTTTTTTCGAATTTCAAGATCTAATGCCCTCTTGACTCCTTTGTCTATCATCTTGGCCATTACTCTATGGGTCTTAATAGCAGTGAATAAAATTGTATAACATCAAAAAGTCCGTGAGCTCTTGGGTCAGAATCTACGTGAAACATTCTTCCGTCAAGCTCGATTCTTTTTGCCTCTTTAATATAGGCATAGTCTTCAGCTTTTAATTTAATCCTTACTAAGCTACCTCCGTCTGGTCGGCTTACTTTTATTTGGGCTCCAGCCTCTCCGAAATTTTCCAAACTTCTATCCGAGTCGTACCTGATTCTAGCTTTAAATATTTTCTTTACAGGAATATTCTCCACGCTTGTGGTGGAGGCCCCGCCTGTTCCGTAAAGATAATTAAAATTAGGGTCTGTGCTAACTATAACTTTTTGAGCTTCTTTATATACAACAATGTCTCTTCCGAATGTATCATGAAGATCTAACAAGTTCGCTGCCACGCTTGCTCTTTCTGCCGCTGTCAATAATTCTGCCATGAATACTTTTACACTAAAGATTTTTTTTTGTGTATATCGATACAGGTACAAGGATCTACAACAATAATACATATGGAAGCAGAAGACATTTTTAAAAAATGTTGCCACAGGAATACGGTTTCCCTTTTTAAGGGTTTCCTCGTTATGCTTGAGGATTTACATAAGGAGCATCAAATTAATTTTAATAAATTAAGAAATAATTTGCCAGAGGGTTGCGTGCCAGTTGTGGATCAAGCTGACTACTTCAGTTTAGATAAGTTGCAGCACCTAAGAAAAAGAACTTTAGATATTGGCAATGAAACTATTAGAAATATCGAAATGGATTTAGATAATTATACCATAGGCTTTACATTTAAATAAAATAAAATTATGTCAGACACAGCAACCCCAACAATAAACGATACCCGCAAAAAACTGCGTGAAATTTACAGCTTCACTTTTGAAAAAGAAGAGAAGGTCAAGAAAACAGAGACGAGCAAAGTCAAGAACGAAGAAACCGGCGAAGAGGAAGAAGTTTCTGTAACCAAGGAAGTGGTTGAGCCAACTCCTTATCGACTCATAATGAAGCAGCCAACTCGCAGGCAAATAGAAGATGCCGAATTGGAATTTAGTGTCGAAATGAGTAATTGTATAAAGCGAGGGATTTTAACAAAAGCCATGCTCGCAAAAAAATACAGCGATACAGGTGGACTGCTTGCGGAAGAGGACGCAAAAGCTCTGACAAAAATGTACGTAAGGTATGGAGAATTCTCCCAGGAAAGCGAAAAGATTCAGATAAAAAATGTTAAAACAGAAAAGGATACAGCGCGATTAAAGGAAATCGCTGGAGAGATAGCTCTTTTAAGGAAAGATATTATTAATGTCGAGACTTCATATTCTAACCTTTTCAACCACACCGCTGACGTAAGAGCCGAGAATAAAGTTATTCAATGGTATATTTTAAATCTCACTTTTGTTCAGAAGTCTGACGAAGAGGAAATATCTCCTTTATTTGAGGGTCGCGATTTTGAGCAAAAGCTTCAAACTTATTACGAGCTTGAGGAGGAGGGGAACGATCTTTATGATATAGTCGGAGGAAAGGTTGCCGCATTTTTTAGCTTTTGGTATTACAGTTCTGGCGCAGTTTCGAAACTAGATTTCGAAAAGCTAGACAAAGATATCGAGGACGGTAGTATTTAATATATGTGGAAGCGGTCAAGCGCAGAAAGATATTTAGGGATGTAGTTAGAGGTTACTCTTCCACAATTCTTGACGAGGACTTTGTTTACATCAAGCACTTGACTCCGCACGACCAAGTAGAGCTTGAAGAGATAGAGGAAAAATATTTTAACGCAGCCCTTCGTCGGGGCGTGCCCACAGAAGAAGAGATGCTTGCTTTTTTAAAAGAAGAGGGAGACTGGGGAGACAAGGACGAAAAATTCATAGAGGATAAGGAGTATTTTCTTGAAACTTTAAAGACCGCCAAAACAAAAATGGTGATCAAGAACCAGATTGACAAGCAAGAAAAAACAATAGAAGAAGAAACCCTCGCACTGAATCAAAAACTCGCTCAGAGGATGTCTCTTGTTGGAAACACTTGCGAGAAATATGCAAAAGATAGATTAAATGATTTTTATATGATTAAAAGTTTTTATAAAGATAAAGATTTATTGATTCCTTTATTTGGTGAAGATGAATTTGATCAATTAGAGAATCAAGATTTAAAGAAAATAGTTTCTCGTTATAACGATGTCTTTAAGAGCTTTAATGAAGAAAATATACAATATACTATATTAGAAGATTTTTATAATCCATATTTAAGTTTTGCTGAAGACAGTATGCAATTTTATGGAAAACCGTTTTGTAATTTAACATACAATCAAATAAGATTAATAGTTTATACTAGAGTATTTAAAAATATATTTGATAATAATGAAAATATACCAGATAATATAAGGAAAGATCCCGCGAAACTGTTAGACTTTGGAGGCTCCTCAAAAGAAGAGCGAGACAAAGCCAAAGACAAACTAAATCAAGGTAGCGCTGGAACTCTAGTTGGAGCTAAGGATGAGGATTATGAGTATCTTGGGGTGGACAAGCCTAAGGGAGGGGTAAGTCTTCACGAAGAAGCCAAAAAGAAGGGCGGAACTTTAAATATGGAAGATTTAATGAAATTGCATGGAGTAGGATAGTTTTGGTGTATTAATACCTTATAACGGAATAAGGTAATATGTCTATAAATCTCAACGTACAAGGTAATACACAGCCGCTTGAAGCGGCTGTTCAAGCGGCTGTAAACCGTATTCGCAAAACACCGATCAAAATAACGGTGGATGACAAGGGAGCTACCCAGCCGCTTGGGAATATGAAGCGTGGAGCTGACGAGTTTAGCAAATCTATGGAAGCTGCTAACGCTCGTATCATTGCGTTTGGCGCGAGTATGGCGATAATCAATGGAGTAGCTGACGGCTTTAAAGCTTTAGTTAAAAATGTTGTTGAAGTCGAAAAAGCTCTTGCTGATATCAATGTAGTTATGAATTTATCTACAGCGAATTTAGAAAAATTCTCAAACGGCTTATTTAAAACCGCCAAGGAAACCGGAGCAGCTTTTAACGTTGCCGCTGAAGCGGCTACCGAGTATGCTCGTCAAGGCTTGACGATGGAGGAGTCTTTAAAAAGAACTCGAGACGCTCTTATTTTGACTCGATTAACTGGAATGGATTCTGCAAACGCAGTAAAAGCTTTGACTGCGGCCATGAATACTTATGGAGATCAAATAAAAGACACTACTCAACTTGTAAGTAAATTCGCTGCGGTTGATGTAAAATTTGCTGTTAGTGCAGAAGATTTTGCTGATGCGATATCTCGAACGGGTCAGGCTGCGAAAAGTGCTGGAGTGGATATTGATGAGTTGGTAGGTCTGGTTACTGCAGCACAACAAAAAACTGCTCGAGGTGGTAAAGTAATCGGAAACTCATTTAAAACAATTTTCACAAGAATAGGAAGAACAGACACTTTAAATCAATTGGAAAATCTGGGTATCGCTGTAAGAGATTTGGAAGGCAATACGATTGGCGCAAGAAGAATTTTAACCGATCTCGCTAACACTTTTGATCATCTTACGGAATCCCAAAAAGCACAAATAGCTCAGACGGTTGGTGGAGTTTTTCAAATCAATATATTAAAAGCTGTACTGAGTGACGCTGCAAAGCAAAACGGTATACTTGCAAACGCTACTCAAATCTCTGCAGGGGCCACCACAGAAGCTATAGACAAAAACGATCAATTAAGGCAGACCATGTCTGCAATGGCCACAGAAACCGGAATAGCTTTAAAAGAATTAAGCGCACAGATTGGAGAAATCATGCTTGCTCCAGGAATGGAAAAGGTTTTGAATGTTTTCAAGGGACTGGCTGAAGGAGCAAATGAAATGCTTGGCGGTGGAGAATCCACTGGTAGCGATTTCGCTCAAGGTTTTTTAAAGGGCTTGGGTAATATCATAACTGGTCCAGGGTTGGTCGTTATTTCCGCAGTATTTATAAAGTTATTTGCTAAAGCTTTGGTTTATGCGAATCAAAGTCTGCAATCTTTAATTGGGGTAACAAGCGAAGCTCATAAACAAAAAGCAATACAAACTTCTCTTGTTACTTTATTTGGGCAAAACGCAGCGATAAGCAAGGAAATGTTGCGAACCGATATTTCAAGAACGGAAAAGGAAAAAATAATCCTTGGACTCTTGAAGGCTCAAGTTGTTGAAGCTAACATGTTGAACTCTGTATCAAAAAGTGTTGCCGCTAGTTTATACACGAAAGGGTACAATGCAAGCCTTGCTCCTCGAAAGGGAAGAGCGGGCGGACACATTCCAAATTTTGCAGATCCAGAACGCGAGCAAGCTGCGCGAGGTGGATATGCTGCTGGAAGTATTCGAAGTATGAATATGCCTGGCGAAGGCTCGGTAATATATAACAGCGCAGAAAAAGTAAAGAATTTTAAGGGGATGAGTCAACCTGCGATCATGCCTCCAAAGTCAAGTAAGGCTGGAGAGAATTATCAACAAGCATTTGGTAGTATACATGGATTTGATCCATATGCTGCGGGAGGATATATACCTAATTTTAAGAAAATTAAACCGAGAACTTCTAAGTTTACAGCTAAACAGGGAAGAGTTCAATATGGTATTAATCAAAATTCTTCTAATTATGTTGGTCTCGCCGCATCTAGAGGTTCAGATCAAATTGGTAACTATTATTATGTTGTTCCTGGTGTTGCAGATAGTGGAGTTTACCAAGCTAGGTCTGACGGATCTCCACCAAAAGGATTTACAGATATTCATGCTCCCGCTAAAGGAAAAAAGACCGCGAATCCCAATCAAGGTAAGGGCGCTAAAGTCGCTTTTGATTTTTACACCTTAGATGAATCAGATAAAAAAAGAGGCTCAAAAAGATTCGAAGACCAAATAAATGAAAAACTTCAAAATAAGGGATTTGAGGTTACTAATCAAATTTTAAATAGTTTATCCCTAGGTGATACTTTTTCTATGGATAAATCAAATATGAACAGTGATTTACCAAAAAGTAAAATGGCTGTTGTTTCGGGCCATATCTTTGAGGCTGTGGCAAAAAGCATTATACGCGGTGTGGGAGAGACCGATAAAATCACAGAAGATCAAGGTGCAAGAATTGATTTGCCAAGAAATAAAGAATTATATAAATTGTTTGGGGTTCCTGGTAGCAAAGGTAGGAAAGGTGCTGAAGCTAAAATAAACACAAACATAAAAAATGCTAAATCATTCGCTAGAAAAATATATGATGTTAGGTTTGGTAAAGCTGGCGCTCCTAACTTAAGCAAAACATCTGATCTAAATAAAGGTATATTGTCTAGAAAAGATGGCCGCCTTTTTGTTGGCGACAAACCATGGAGTAGTAGCAACGAAGAACAAACAACTCTTCTTCGCAAGGCAGGGTTTAAGTCTTTACAAAGCGGCAAATTTTCTAGGGTAGGTTTAAATAGTCAATTAAAATCTCACGGATACATCCCCAACTTCGCCAACCCATTATCTGATGCAATAGGTAGAGAAAAAGAAGCTGGCGTTCCTGTTTCGAAAATAAGAATTGGCTCTCATTCAGCACTAATGAATAAAAGTAATCCAATCGGTCTGGGCGTAACCAATACAGACGACGAACCAAATGGATTGAAAGATGTATTTGGCGCTGCAAATGGATACGTGCCGAATTATGCACCAGAAATTACAAGTTCTGACGTGGTTGGTTATAGAGGTAGTGGTGCGCAATCCCAAACGGAGAGCAACGCTAAAAAGTATAACAAAGCTATTGCCGGTGTTATAAAAAGATTTGAAACGGGCAGGGTTCCTCATAAGAAAATGCAAGAGATGATGCAAAAACTTGGGAACAAATACAACGTAAGTTCTAGCGCTCAAGACAGAGTAGCCAAAAAAACAAATCAATTAATTGGGACCACAGAAAAATTAAAAGCAGCTACGCAAAGAGCCGCGAGAAGCGTTGGGCTACAAAACGCAAGCTCAAGGTTTGCTGGAACGAGGGCGGGAAGAATGATTGGTAGCACTGGTGGGCAAATGGGTTTGATGATGGGCTTGCCTATGGCTGCAGGTTTTGCGCAAGACGCAATTGGGGGTACGGCTGGCGCAGCCACCGGAGGTTTTCTACAAGGGGCTGGTAGCGGAGCAGCAATGGGAATGATGTTTGGTCCGCTGGGCACAGCTATAGGAGCTACTGTTGGAGGTTTATACGGATTAGTTGATGGGTTAGGCAAGGCTGAAGAGGCCGCAATTAAAAAAGCGAAAGACGATTTAGACTATTCAAAAAGCATGGGGTCCTCTTTAGTTTCTCTTTTCTCAGATTTCCCAGAAGCTAAGAAACATTTAAAAGATTTTAGAGAGGGCTACAATAGACTTAATCAGGAAATAAAAAAAGAAAATTCAAAAACCATAAACGTCGCAAAAGGCTTTGATCCTTTAACAAGTTCAACGATTTACAAAAAAGAAAAAGATCCCGAAGCTCAAGGAAAAGTTAAAGTCATGAATGAAATTATGAATACTAATCTGGATTCTAAACTCTCAGACGCCTTGCGCGCATTACCTTCCGATTATACTTTTTCTGCAAAAGGAGCTGAGGCAGGCAGCGAATTTAAAGGGACGGGAAAAGAGTATGCCAAAGAATTAGAGAAAGCTGATGTATCAAGAAAAAAAGTCATGTTTGAGTCTTTTATGGCTGGGGAAAGAAAAGCTGAAAATGAATCTGCTGATTTAAGAAAAGAGGAAGTTCGCGGTTTGATTGTTAAGTTAAACCATCAGAAAGCGATGTTAGTTTCACAGCAAGAATCCGCATTGGCTCAATTAAGAATAAAAGATAAGTATCGGCAAATTTCTGAAAATTTAGATTTTCAAGAAAAAGTGATGGGTGGCGCGATAACCGAACAACAGAAAGCGCAAATAAAATACAAAAAAGCCCTGAATTCTGCCGCTGAAAAATTAGATTCTTCTCTTCGGGGTGCAGACTCTAGTCTTAAGGAGGGCTTAATGACTTTAGTGAAACGATCTCCTAGTATGCAGAGCTCGGTCAGGAGTGACTTAGCTAAGAAGATGGGCATCAAGGCTAGCGAAAAAAACAGAATATCAAGAATAGATGTTACAAAACCTTACTCTAAAATGAGCGGACAAGAGCTTGTGGGTAAATTAAAAGAGATAGATGGAGTTTCCCCTCAAGATCTCGCAGCTATAGAATCTCTTGTGTACAAAAAGCGGTCTGACGAAACTCTAGCAAGACAAAGTAAAATATCACAAGCAGGTTCGGCTAAGAGAGTATTGGGCCAAGATCTTTATGTTGCGACAGAAAATAAAATTATAAAAGATTTAGAAAGAAAAAACCGCATGTCTTCAGAAGGCCTTCAGTCTTCCCAGAAAATCCGAGGTTTTACCGAACAAGTTGCCGCAGCAAGAAGGTTGAATGCTGTAGGCCCAGGATATCAAACCGGTAGAGAAAGAGAAAGTTTTGCAATGTCCGAGAAAAGATTTAAATTAGAATCTAAAATCACAACCCTCGAAGAAAATCAAAAAGACAAACTCGCCGGACTGGATACAAAAAAGAAACGGGACGAACTTAAGGAAAAAAGGCTTGAGGGTATGGTGACTGGCCAAATAACACTAAAAAGCGAGGCTGATTGGGAAGAGTATGATGCGCTTTTAAATTCGCAAGAAGAAAGAAAAAAGAACCTAGACGAAATCGAACAAAAAATAAAAAACATAAACGCAGAGACAAAAACAGAAATATCAAGCGCCCAAGAACTCTTAGAGAAAGAGAAGGAAAGATTAAAACTTAAGAGGGAATACGAAACCGGACCTGGCGCAATGCGTAATGGAGCTAGGGACGCTCAAAAAAGAATTGTCGAGCAAGCTGAAACGATGGAGTTTAGACTTGGTGGTGAATTAACAAATCAATTTAGAAACGGCCTTGTTGACGGTATGCAAGCAGCAATAAATAAAGCCGATGACTTGAGCGATGTTATGAATAATATTGCAATGAATTTTCTTGGAGCAATTCAACAAGCATACCTTGGCAAAGCCGCCGATGCAATCGTTGGAGCTTTACCGTTTTCTAGCGGAGGAGGAGTAAGAAAATATTCTAAAGGAGGCGGAGTTCCTGCAATGGTAACTAATGGCGAATATGTAATGGGTGGCGACGCTGTGAAGAAATACGGTGGCGGATTTATGCATAGATTAAACGCAGGCGGAAAACTTCCAGGTTATTCAACTGGAGGTAAGCCAGACGAGCCTCAGCCAGGATCCGCTCTTGCTGCAAACTTTGGAGGAGGAGAAGGTTACAACACAGGAAGAAGATATCAATCTCAAGCAATGTCTGGGTTTTTCTATAGCGGACAATCTGGAAACCTAGGACTTCAAGAGGATACTCAATATACAAAAGGAATCATTCAAGAAAGAATGAGAAAAGAGGCTGAGAAAAAAGCCAAAAAAAGAGCTTTAATGCAAATGCTCGTAGGTACCGCTCTGAGTGTTGGAATTGGAAGTATGGTTTCCTCTGGCCTTGAGGGCCTTGCTGAATCTGGAGCACTAGGAGAAAAATCAATGCTTGATTCTTGGGGCAAATCTTCTGGCATAGACTCAGCCGCAGTAAATCAAACAATGCTAGAAACCGGCATGTCAAGAACTGAGGCGATGAGCATAAATCAACCCTTTGAAAACGACTTTGATTTTGGCTCAATCGTTAAAGACAATTACAGCCCTTTTAGCCCAACGTCTATCCAGGAGTCAAGAGCTGTTTATAGAGGAGGAAAAATAAATGGTTATGCCAACGGCGGCCACATAGCTGGCAAGTCTGGCATCGATCAAATTCCCGCAATGCTCAGCGAAGGAGAATATGTAATTCGAGCAAGTAGCGCTCGACAACTTGGCAAGCCAATGCTCGACCGAATAAATGCAGGAAAATTTAATGATGGTGGAGCAGTGACCCCCTTAACAGAAAACTCAGAAACTGGAACTTCTGGCGGAAATACAAATAATATTAATATAACGGTTAATATGGACAAGGGAAGTGGGAAATCAGAGAAAAAGGATGATAAAGCAGGAGCCAATCCAAAAGACTCGTCAGAAGATCAAGAAAAAAGCACGCAGTTGGCGGAAAAAGTAAAACAACAAGTTATTTCTGTGATAATGGACGAGCAGCGACCAGGAGGCTTGTTGAGTGACTGATCATGACTTTCTCAAATTATGAACAAACTATAGTTGTAAACAATACCGCTCTTTCTGGAGTAGTAAATGTTAATGGAAGTTACGGAATAACAGAAAAGCCAATCAAGGTTGCTGGTGTAGGATTTATAGATGCTTTCGTTAACGCTCCGCTGGAAGGTAATTTTTCGATTTCAAGAAAAATGGTGAGCAGGGATCCTATACTGGATCTGAATGTAGTCGGGCAGTACGCTTACGACGAAAATGAAATAAGTGGATCAATCTTATACGACAATAACACGAAAGGTTTTGGGTTTACAAAAGGAAGAATTACTCGTTATTCAGTCAACTGTACAGTGGGCGATCTTCCTGATATTGAAACTGATATCACTGTATTTGGGGATCTAGGAAGCGGAATATTAATTCAAGAAGCTACCAAGCCTCATCCACCTATACAATTTACTGACCAGGCCAGTATTTCAATAAACGTAAGCGATTTTTCAACAGACGCAGTAACAGATTTCAGCTTTAGTCGAGCTTTAAATTTGCAACCAATGTATGCAATTCCAAAAGGCACCGAAGCCGAATGGTATGCCGACAGCAAAACCACTTACGAAAATCATGATCCAATACAAATCGATACAATTTATCCAATCGAAACGGATATTAATTTTACAATGATTGTAAATGAATACGAAGTAAGACAAACCAAAGATCGTCTCAGAGCGGCTCCAGAAAGCGATGTCGTTATTCAAATAAAAGATTCTAAAACAAAAGAAGTTATTAATGCTTTTACTGGCGTTAAGGCTAGATTAATAAGCGAATCTATAACATCCTCGGTCGAAGGAGAAATGAGTATATCTTTAACTTATAAATCATATGAGACCCTTCATAATCCAGTAATATGAGCAAGCCTTTTTTAAGATTTGAAGATGGTAAGATTTCTTTGGGAGGCAAGGACCTAATGGTTCAGTCTGCTAATTTATCAATAACCCCAACTCTAGAACCAGAAAGAGTATACGGAGACCTTGATCTCTCGATAGTCGGAGCGAAAACCGAGTTTGTTAATTTTGCAGCTACCGCAGGTCTTCGCGGCAAGCTTGATATTTCTTTTGTAATTACTGCTGAATTTTTTAAACAAAATAATATTATTAATTCTATTGATAGATTGTTTGAAATAAAAGATGGTATGAGTGAAAATCCTATTGATGGAAATATAGTTGGTCGTTATTTATTTGATAATATGTATTTAACTAATTTTAGTTTTAGTATAGCTCCTTTTCAAGTTATACAAGCTAATGCAAGTTATGATATATATGGTACAATATTAAAAACAGTAGATAGAAGGTTTCAAGAATTAAATATTGATCCTGCTCACGGACTTAAATCATTTGGAGAAATAAAAGCAAGCAATACAAATATGGACACCGCAAATAAAAAACAATTTGAGGTATCTAAATTAAATTATAATATAATAGTGGGAAGGAAGGTACATAATCATATAAAAGACGGCGAACATACCTCTATTAATACAACCGCGAATGGAGTGGTTCCTACTCGCGTATCAATTGAAAATATTGAAGCCGAGATGAATATAGAATCAAACGATATGATAAGAAATTTAAATCCAGACGGAAATTATCAATCAGGAACAACTCCCGAAGGCTTAAGCGACTCTACTATACAGGCTTTTTTGTACAGCTTGCAGGGAGAAAAGATCGCTAATTTCTCTTGTTCTGGAAGGATACACAGTCAGTCAATTTCAATATCAGAGGGCTCGCATGCGATGGGCTCAGTGTCTGTAAAGCAGATAATTAAATAATCATGACAATCTCCGCTCCAGCCTCGGACGCTTCTGAAGGAAGAATGGGAAACCTTGTTAATTATAGCGGGGTTTTTCAAACAGGGCAAAATTACGAACAATTTGATTTTGTTTATGCTACGGGTGATGGATTGTATTATTACGCAAAGCAAAATATGGTTTTTGGCGGCGGAGTCTCTGTCTCAGACGATCAAAGATTTACATTGCTTCCTCACGAGGTGGCAGCTAATTCTCATTATATTATTGATGAGTTTAATAGGCCCGACGATCTAAACGCAACATTTAGCCCTGGAAATATAATAAATATAGCTGGGTCTACTGGGTCTAGCGATGGAACTTATTCTATATTAAATATAGAAAAAAATTATACAAGTACCACCGTTCAAGGTTTAACTGGTGCAGCAATAAAAATAAAAGGGACATCTGAGACTAGTTTTATAGAAAATTACGAACCTTCGTCTGCTAATGTTCTAACAATCTCAACAATCAATGCGTATCCTGAATCTAATCCAGATTTGTGGACAAGCGATAAGTTTTTTTACGACGCAGATTATGGATCAACAGTTAATTTTAAGGCAAATAATATAAAGCATGAGTATGGTAATGGTTATTATATTCTGCAGCCAAAAGGCATAAATGCATTAACGTTTGAGGTTAATTTAAAATTCGACAACAGAACAAATAAAGAAGCTAATTCTATAATACATTTTGTAGAAAACCATTTGGGGCAATTAGAGGTTGACGCCTCCTCTCCTAATCTTAAATATAAACAAGGAATATCAGGGTTTCGATGGGACGGAAACGCGATGTTTAATCCTTATCGATCGACAGAAAATGAAGCTAAGACTTTTTATTGCTCAGAATTTAATCATGCTTTAAGTTTTGAGAACAGCAATAATATAAGTTTAAAGCTCAGAAACTTGGATACTTCTTCATTGAGGAAATCCGAGCAGTTGTTCATAAGGAAAGCAGAAACGTTTGACCCGACAATGGTTTACGAAAAAAATGATGTAGCTTTTTATACTGGAAACCATTCATACTATTATTGGCACAGCGATTCAAGTACCAGTAATAAAGTTCCTTCTGAGATAACTACGGGTTTTAATGGCAGGCTTGATTACAAGAAAGATTTACATACAGGTTACTGGACTCGCGATTTCTTTTGGAAGCCATCTTTAGGACTAAGCGTTGATCAAAAGCCAAGAATGAACGAAATAGAACTAGGAGGATACCTTCAGATTTATAACGACGGCATAAATGAAAGCCTTTTAAATTTGGACTTACAGTTCAACAATAGAGATGATGAGGAAGCTTACGCTATACTTCATTTCCTTGAGCAAAGACTAGGGTACAAACCTTTTAATTTTACGCCTCCCGCCCCATACAATAGAAAGCAAAACTTTGTGTGTCAGGAGTGGAGCCACACTTATAATTACAAAAATAATCATAGCATATCTGCTCGATTCGAGCAGTTTCCATTTAATATAGATGAGCAGGATTTTACCAATTTAGACACTCCTCCAGAATTGGCAGAGGGAGAATTGATATTCACCTCTCCGTTGTCGTTTTCGATCAAGGACCAAGGAGAACAAATAATTCCCGGAGAAAAAGGAAAGGGCAGGGTTAAATTGATGAATATAGGAGATAAGCCCTTGACGTTAATTAGTGCAGAAGCGATAGAGAGAGACATTGGGACTTTTTCTATTATAGGGCAGGGCGGAGGCGCAAACGTTCCTTTTGTTGGCGAAGGCCTTGATAGAGAAGATTACATATATAGCCTTCCGTCTGCCGGTTTTCCTTTTGGTCTAAACGGCAAAACAATAAAACTAAGCAAGTCTTATACACCTGGCGTTAGTGACGGCGGGCAGATGTTTACGGTGGTCACGGGTTCCCCTGGTAACTACAGATCCGAAATAGTTAATTCAGTTCCAAACACTTTTTTTCAAAACAACAGAGGACAAATAAAATCCGGAGTAAATGAGCCGTTTAATACTGCATACAGGGAGTGCGGTAAATTTGCGATTGAGAATTTCTTTATCAATAATCAAAAGACCACAATCGAGGCAGGAGAGGAAGGCTATATTGATATTGAGTTTTATGGAATAAATAACTCGGACGTAAATGTTTCGTTGATCGATGGATTTACAGACGAGATAATAGACAATAATTCAGACGTTATTCTTGTTGGTCTTGTAAATAAATACTATTTTGGAGATTTATATATAAGAAGCTCTGCTTCAAGCGATCTTCAACAAGGTGAGTTGAAAATATTCGTCGCAGCAGAAAAATAATTATGGCAAAATCAGAATCAAATTTTAATAAGCAATTAATTTCAATCACTCCCGATTCGGTCGTGGATATGTACGAAATCGATTTTAGCAATCTTCAGTCAAACTTTGAAATGCTTAAGGATTTACACGGAGTTAATCTGGGCGCAGATGCTATATATAGGTTTTGCCCCATGAAGAATTCAAGCAACCCTGTTTATTGGCAGGGGAATGCCTATCAACCTTTACCTGTAAAAATGGAGGGTTTTGAGAGTCAGTCAGACGGAAGGCTTCCAAGGCCAACAATTTCAATAGCTAACCCCGAGGGGCTTTTATCTAAAATTATTAGATCTAATAAAGATTTCGCCAATTGCAAGGTTACCAGGAAGAGAACTTTTGTTAAATTTCTTGATGATGAAAACTTTCAAAATAGGAATTTAAACGAATCAGGAAAGAATCCTTTTGGCGAATCCGATCCGAACTCACACTTTCCTGATGATATATTTTTTATAAACAAGAAAACAATAGAAAACAAAAATGTAATTACTTTTGAACTTGTGTCTTCATTAGAGCTTCAAGGATCAAGTGTTCCAGCAAGAATAGTAATGCCGTCTCACTGCTCTTGGATGTATAGATGCTCTATTGGTTGTGGGTACAAAGGCCTAGCTATAGAAGATAGCGAAGGCAGAGATCTAACTCAGAAATATGCCCATAACAATTACGGCAATGGATTAGACGATATTCCCAAGTGGAGCAAGCATGGGTTTTTGGATAACGAGCTAGTTCCTGGCGGATACGACTCTGGCTCATTGGTTAAAATAATTCCACAAAGCTCGGCTGACCCTTATAAATCTACGCCCGTTGTTTTTTTATGTATAAAAACCCACGCTATTGCATCCGATCATATACCGTTTTTTGACAATAATCACTGGGTAAAAGACGAATGTCAGAAAACAATAGACTCTTGCAAGAAAAGATTCTCTGAGTCTCATTTGGATTCTTTGGGCGGGTCTAGGAATATCACCGATTATAACAAAATAAACATAACTCATAAAGGATTAAGGTTTGGAGGTTTCCCGGGCACAGAAAGATATCCAGCTGCATAAAACTATACTCGAACAGGTTAAGACTTATTGCTTGCGGTCTTTAACTGAGGAGAGTTGCGGATTGATCGTTGAGTCTACTTCAGGCCTAAAGGTTTTGCCTTGCAAAAACGAAAGCCCTTTTCCTGAGCATCATTTTATGATTAATTTAAATATTTTTATAGAAAATAAAGTTTTATATGTTTATCATTCTCATGTGAATTGCTCAGTAAATCCATCTATTACAGATAAGTTATATTCTGATGAATTATGTATCCCATTTTTGATCTATAGCATTAGGGATGATGAATTTGGTATATATGGCAATATAAGTGTATAGTTATTTAAGGTTTAAGGTTAAATGAAAACAGTATATTTATATGGAAAGCTTGGAAAGCGCTTTGGTAGAAAGTGGACCTTGAACGCGGACTCAGCTGTGGAGGTTTTTGCCGCTATAGACGCTAACAAGGAGGGGTTTCTTGAGTATCTTGCCAAAAGTCAATCGGGCGGTATTGATTATGCTGTTTTAAATAAATCTCCGACCGATATTTCATCAAAAAAAGAATTAAAAAAGCATATGATCTCCGAGTCTATGGTTGAGATAAGGGACAAGAAGCAAGAAATGCATATTGTTCCCGCGCCACAAGGCAATGCGGCAGTTATAATGTCAATTATGTTTGTTGGTGGAACAACTGCGGGCGGATTAACTCTTGTTGGTAAAATAGTTGTAGCCGTTGCTGTGTCTTTTGTTGTTGGGGCGATAATGAAAGCGTTATTTAAGCCGCCCGAAAGAAAAACCCCTACAACAACAAAATCTTATTTGCTCAAGGGAATAGCTAATAGGCAAAGTCAAGGCGTTGCAGTACCTTTAGGTTATGGAAGATTAAAAATAGGTTCAACAAATATATCTCAACACAAACTCTCAAAAAGAAAAAACGTCCCAGGAAAGCCTCATGTTTTAGAGTCTTATACCGAGATAGAGTTTTTGGATTTATTGAGTGAAGGTCCGATAGCTGGACTTTGTGATCAAAATGGGAACTTAATAAACCTTAGTCGTTCTGGCATTATTGAGAGACTAGTGCAGAAGGTCTTGGGTTACGACCTTCGGGAGGGTATTTTTTTAAACAATGTGCCTGTTGTGAATACCCCAATAAGCGAAGCCGAGACTGGAACTGCGAATTATATACTCAATGAAAATGGCGAGGCTCCTGTGATCAAAACAGGAGAAGAAAAAGACACTTTGATTATTTCAGATTTTAATTGTTTTGTTGTTGATCATTCCGTGTTGTTATATGGAGCCGGACCCTACACAAAAAACGAGGGGGGAGCCGAGCATAGGCCTGATGTAGAAAGCGCAAAGAAAAACGGAGCCAAAATAGCAGCTCATTTTGTGGCAAACAAAAACGTTAACAAAATTCGAATTGAAATGAACACAACTTTGTCGATACAGAACGATGACGGTAGTAATCAGGAAAACAATGTTCAATTTGCAATATTAATGGAAAAGGACTATGTCGAACACAATGTCTTATCTCCAAGTTCTGGTTGTATCGTTAAGTTTGATGATTCATTGAACGGAGCCGTAACCACCGACGAAAGCAATAGGTTTATTGTTACAGGCCTCTGCACTTCGATGTATGCTTTTGATGTTATTATTGAATTTGATCGCCCAAAAATAAGCTCTAAAGGTATAACTTTTAAATTAATAAAGTTAAGCAATGAATATGATCCCTCGGTAAAAGGAGCGTTAGGGGGAATAGGCAGAGACAGAAGTTTAAAGTTATCTTCCGTTGCTGAATACGTAGAAGAGCCTCTGCTTTATCCTTATAGCGCTATCGTCAAACTCAAATTCGACAGTAAGAATTTTTCAAATTTACCCGATAGATCTTATCATGCGAGGTTAAAGAAAGTTTTAATTCCTTCGAATTATGATCCAATCTCAAAGCATTATGACGGGCCTTGGGATGGATTGTTTAAGGGGCAGCCGGATTCTCTTTCGTCCATACATTCTGTAAGCGATGAAGACAAGTATTGGACGGATAATCCTGCTTGGGTTTTTTATGATTTATTATCTAATGCTAGATATGGGGTTGGGAAGTACGGTCTATATGAAGAATATATCGATCGATGGCAGCTGTATAGAATATCAAAATACTGCGACGAATTGGTTAGAACCGATTACGAAATAGAAACCTCTTCTGGTTCTCCTATAAATTTTAACTCGGTGGTTGAGCCGAATAGCAAACTAGACTCTTTTAGCATAACTATAGACCAAGCATCATATAGCTCCGATAATTTTATCAAAGATTTTGGAACGGGAAACCAATTCAAAGGGAAAAAGATAGCTTTTTTTATTCCATCAAGAAACCAGGATATCTCGGCTTTGACGGGAACAAATAAAAGCGAAGCCATACAGCAATTGCGATCAAGAGCTACTCAGTTATCTGGCGAAATCAAAATAGAACAGAGAGACATTATATCAAGCAATCCAAATAAAAGTGGGGGAGGCACTGTCATTGTCTCGGGTCCAGATTTAAGCGGTTTGAGTGCATCGTTTCAAGAGGGAGCTTCTATCAAGACGATTGGTGGTTGCGCGGTTCAAATCAATCATGCTATAGTCGAGCCAAGATTTACTTCTAACTTGTATATAACTGATGAAATGGAAGCTCTTCAGCTTATTAACAATATGGCGTCTGTATTTAGGGGGATTATTACTTTTTATAATGGAAAAATAATGGCGATTCAAGATTCATATAAGAATCCTATTCAATTATTTAATAATTCAAACGTAAGTCAAGATGGTTTTTCGTACTCTGGGGTAAGTAAGGATCAAAAAATAACAAGCTCTATCGTTAGATATAACAATAAAGATGATAGCTTTAAGCCTGCAACCGCTCAAGAAGAAGATAAAAATGCAGTTAGAACTTTTGGGTTCAAAGAAAAGGAGACTCTTGGTTTTGGGGTAACATCCTCCAGTCAAGCAAGAAGACTCGCCAAGTGGGTTCTGTTTACCACCCAACTAGAAACAGAAACTGTTTCTTTTGAGACTTCTGTCGAGGCTTCATATTTATATCCCGGATCAATTTTCGAAGTTTCTGATGAAATGAGGGTGGGTAAGTCAAAGAGCGGAAGGGTTTTGGATGTAAATTTTTATACAAAACAATATGAATTTGAGCAGTCTGGTCAGGATAGAGTTTTGAAAAAATCTTTTGATGTATATAGCCCATATATTTTGTTAGATAAGCATATGGTTGATGAGCCGTTCGTATCTATGGTCGAATTGACAGTATGTACTGGTCTAGCTAATTCTACGGAAGAGAAAATAAACTTAAGAGCTCCTTTTGAGCGCTCCTCTCTTGATCAGGATGCCGAAATAGAGTCTGTTTTAGTTCCTCAGGTAATTAAATTTGAATGCTCTATTGGTTACAACTCGGAGGTAACAAAAAAAGGGCCCCAGGGACAAAATGTAATAGCGAGAGGCTTTTCTTTAAAAATTCCTTTTGAGCTGTCTTTGTCAGACAATACGTTTTCAATATTTAATCACGGCTTTGCCGACGGAGATAGAGTTAGATTTACAACAGAGGGATCTCTTCCTTCTGGGATTAGCATGAGTAGAAGAGGTAGCACCGCTTATTATGTAAAAGATTCAACAAAACACACTTTCAAAATAAGCTATTCTGCAGGAGGGGATGAGGTAAATGTTTCAAGCCAAGGTTTAGATTCTCTTGGAAACGATGGAGGCTTGCATTATATATGCCCGGAGGATCAAGAAAAAACAAAAGAGGCTTTGACTAAAATAATGATCGGCTCATCTTGGAGCGCAAAGGGCGTGATGGCTGCGAAAACAGACAAAGAGCTCGAACAGGCGGTCGTAGATAAGTTAGAGTTAAAGTCTAACGAAGACACGAAGAAGTTTCCAGGGTGGAAGATCTCAGACTGGCTTGGTTGGGTTCGCGTTTTTGGCAATGATTGGGCGTATGTCACGCAGTTCGGTTGGATATATCTTGGACAGTTAAGAAAGTCTTCAGGAAACGATGGTTTTTGGTTTTACACCTCGTCATCAAAGGGAAGCTCTTCTAACGGTTGGGTATGGACCAACGATTCGCTTAAAGATACCTTTTGGTTTTTTTATTCATTATATTCTGAATCCAGTACCGCAAGTGGGTGGGTTATACCTTATTACGATGATAGAAATAGCGTGTGCGAGTTTTTTGTTTACGACTCTGACGCTTCAAGGTCGGTGGGAGATAGCTATACTTTAAACAATGTTGAATACATTATTGTTCAAAAGTCTTTTGGAGTCTCGGGTTATTTTATTAGGCATCCGAATATTATAAATCAAATAGTAGGCACTCCAAGATCCAACCTAACAAATTCTTCTCCTTCGGATCTGGGGGGCTTAACGCTTAACCAAAGAAGAGAAACTTTGACCGGGTCGGGCTATTACAAGGAAGTAGATATAAATTCTTTTGATTATTTAAGCGCAGCTTCTTCGCTGCAAGCAAAGGAATCCATAAGAATAAACCTTAGCGAAACTCACACAGAGGTCATACAGGATGGGCAAGAAGTATTTGTTGAAGATGTAATAGATTCTTCTGGGGATTTTGATGATTATGTAAATGTTGTTTATGTGTACGATAATGTAGATAAAAGGTGGACGACGTCCGTTAATCCTTGGCGGTTAATAAAAATAAATGATTATCAATTTGAATTAGAAAATTCTTCCGCTATTGTTTCTAGGCTGAGCTCTGCAAGCATAACATCCTTTGGGAAAATCAATTTCATCCCTCCCCCTGTTTCCGAGGTTGAAAGATCCTTGCAGGGGCAACTTTTTAGAACAATGAGTGTAAAAGAAAAATCTCATAACAAGTATGAAGTTGTTGGTCTTGAATATAATCAATCTAAATTTGACGCAGTCGACAAGCAAACTGTCGTCAGGCAACCAGTTATGCCTATACCCCCTCAAGCGGACATGAGAATTCCAGAAGCTCCTGACACTTTGATATTAACCGATTTAACGATATAAGAAATGCTATCTACCGCAATAGGAATTCAGTTTGATGTAAACGATCTCAAGGCTAATTACGAGGTCATTGGCTCGTCCGACAATTACTCATTTCAATACAACCTAGGGAAAGGGAGTAAGCTTGTAGATTTTGAAGGAGAAACCGCGCAGAAGACCATATCGCTGAATGGTAATTACGGTACATTTTCAATCAGAATATTTGCAGTAAGCGACGTAGGCATTCGTTCTGAATTTATTGAGGAAAAAATATCGATTAGCCCACCGTTATTTGATGATACTTTTACCTTTTCTGAAATCAAAGTTTCAAATCTTCCAGAAGATTCAAACATAGGAAGCACTATCGAAATAGAACCTTCTGAGAGCGGTAATTTATTAGCAGTTAATTCTGAGTATATTAATAGAAATGTCGAAATAGAATGGAGACTATCTCCCCCTCCAGGCCACGCGAAGGAAGGAAGGTCGTTGGGCAACGAACTGCTCAGCGATAAGCTTTTAAGAGACTTTTCTCTGCAAATAAGAAACACAGAAAATGGCGATGTAATCTCTGATACACAATTGAATAGCTCGGTAGCTCTTCAGTCAACTCTCAATACCGCATCGGTATCTGATATGATGGACGCTTATACGGGTTTTTCTTTTATAGTGTCAAATGACACAATAACAGAATTAAATCTAGACAGAACTCTTGCGCTAGAGGTTGTCTCTAACGACGCGTTTGGTCGCCAAGCAACTGGAGTGTTAACTGGAATAAATTATTTACCTACAGTTGACTCATTAAGCTATAATTTAAGGGGGGCAAAAATGTCTTTTAGTTGGTCCTCTCAAGATACCGATTTTTATGCAGCTCAAATCTCATCTCTCGCTATTCCTGGCGACGAAGAAATATACGATCCTTATAACCTTCAACAAAGCATAGATCATTACGAAAGCCTGAGCAGGGCCCCTATTTGGGAAAAGCACAATAATTATAGAGTCGGAGATAAAGTCGTTCACAATTCAATTGTATTTGAATGTATACAAAATTACATATATTCCAGCTTTCCAGATGTAAATACAAGCGACACTAGCTACTGGACAAATATAGGGCCAGTAATAGATCATTCTTTTACTCAAGAAAATATAACAGAAAATAATAAAGAATTTAATCAAACATGGGGGTATAATTATTATTATTCTTTTGTGCCTATTGATGGTTATGGTACAGGAGTAAGAACCAATCTAACTGAAACAGGTTTACATCCAGGAGGTGCGCTGAATCCTTTTAAGTCTGATGTAAAAATAGATAATTTAAATTTTATAGAAAGAGATGATGATTTAATTTTTCGTTGGAATGTAACTGATCAGGATAATAATTTAGTAGATTTAAATCAATATAAATTTTTAGTTGGGTCTACTGATAAACCTTCTATTCTTGGAATAAGTGGATCTTTATATGATAGTGATACAAATTTATTTCTAACTGGAATAACTGAAGGTTTAAATTCTAGAACTTCTGTTACTGAAAATGGAGTTGAAAGTATATCCGAAGATCTTCCTGGCACAAAAGTTTTTGAAACTTATGAATATACAAGAGAAATAAATAATTCAATTTATAAAGTAGGAGGTTTTCCTGCGCATCAAGATTTTTCTTATTCTGGTCAGTATAATAATGGTGACCATGTAATATTTGAAAACTCATTATACAGAGCTACAAGCGAAACGGCTTTAAGCTCCGATAAGTTGATGACCCCTCTTGTCTCGCCTTGGAGTCCTGGCATAAATTATTTATTCAGAACCGGCCTTCATCACTCTGATAGTTTCTCTTATGCTAGCGGAGTTTACTCTGTGTTTGGAACAGTTAATAACGAAATTATTGGGCCTGATGCAAGCGATGTTATCGGACTATATAATGAGCTTGAAAGCTATTCTATTGGCGATTTAATTATATCTCCAAACGGTAATACGGAAATCTATAAGGGGGGAAAGTTTTTCGATGTTGGCGATAGCGTTTTATACGAGGGGTCTTTATACACATGTATTATTCAGCAGGAAAGCTCTGATTACATATCTCCAGGCACAGGAATAAATCATTGGAAAACCGCTTCAGCTTTTTCAAACGTTTCTGCAGACATTTATAAAGCTATAGCTGCAGTACCACAATCTTCAGAGATACTTCCCTCGACAGGGTATACCCATTGGCAAGTTCAAAACCCAGAGACATCTAATAAATATTATTTACTCGCTGAAAATTATGATTTTCCGATTCGTAATTGGTCTCAGCTTGATGATTTTTCTAGCGCAGATTTTGTTGTATATGCTAATGATATATGGAGCGGGGTCGATTCGAGCGGCCCAAACACCCCTGCAGGATCAAGGGTTCCAAACTTAAGTAATAATAGTTATTGGGCTAATACCGATAACCAATCGAGCGACTTCTCTACGAGTCACCAAGTTGGAGATAAGGTATTCTCTAACGGAGCTATATATAAATGTTTAGCTAACAATCCGACAGGAGCGCCTCTTGAAGCTGTAGTTGACAGCGCTTCACAAATAAACTCTTCATACCAAGCCTCTCAGTGGATTCCTTATTGGGAGTTAAACACGGGCTTTGACGATAGAATTTTTAAACACGAAGGGATTCCAGAAAGCGGAAAAAGAAGCGTCGGCCTTGAGTTGGCGATTTTAAGCCCTTTGGGTCAAATTTTAAATTCAAGAAAGATCGTTGGTAATAACCCAGAGCCTAGTATATTACCTCAAGGCTTTCAAGTCGACTCCTTGAGCAATGTCACCCAAGTTCATTTTAATTTTAATTATGCTTATGGCTCAAGAGAACAAACAACAAAGATTCAACTCTACAGATCTAGTGATCCGGTTTTTTCAATACTAGATTCGAATGGTTTTCCTGGTTCTGGGGCAGGGTCTTTTGTTTCAGAAATATTGGGGCCTGGGGACTCCACTTTTGGGGAAAATATAACATCAATTACAGATTCGCCTCCGATACCAAATATTCCGGGTTTGGGACATCAAATAACCGGTTATTATTACAAGCTTCTTCCTTTTGACTCTTTTGGTAGTGGCGACTTATTTAACGTAACAGATAATCAAGGAAGTCTTGAGCGGGTTTTGGTTTATCCTCATGGGTACAATAACCAGAACGAAAATGGATACATGGGGCCAGTTTTCTCAACAACAGAAGATGCGATCCCTGGCCCTGTTAAAGATTTTAAGGGAGATACGGCTTTTAGGAATTATTTCTTGAATTGGAAAATGCCTGATGCAGAATTTAATTCTGCAAATAACATAATAAACACTTCTCCAAACGATATAAGTCATTACGAAGTTTGGGAGTCGGAAGATAACTACCTTTATTTCGGAACTGAGGATACGACTCTCGACGAAACAAGAAATTTATCCGGATACAGAAGAATAACTGGAGACCTAACCAGTATCGGTCCAATACCCTCAGAGATTAATGACCCAGCTTCGGGAATAACCAACGCAACAAACGTTTTAAATATTTCAGCAATATCTCCAAGCGTGCAAGTAACGCATCAAGGAGAGCCTAATGATAAAAGATATTTTTGGGTTAGATCTGTGGATCACGCGGGTAATAAAGGTCCGTTTACTGGCGACGCTAACCTAGGATCCTCTAATGATATCATAGGTTTGGACTTGACCTTGGGGCAGGCTAGAACCACAGATGTTTCGGATTTTGAGCAAAACATAACCCAAACATTTCCAAACACTCTAGCTTTAGTTCCAAACAACCCTTTTACAGCTAATCAGCCATACGGAGGGGAAGTTTCGTGGGACCGACATTTTGTATATAATGACGGAGTTGGTTATGTTATTGGGGGTAGCGACACTCACGATCTGAAAACTAGTCAGGGATTAAGTACAGCTAAATATATTTATTGGAAGAGCGGTGATATGTCCGCCTTAACGGCAGAACAGTACTCGATGTTGGGGCTTGCTGCTCCTGGAGATAAGGTTGTCCGATTGATTGATGCGGAGATAGATGGGGCACAAAATATAACCAGTAATCAATTTTCTATCAAAGAAACGGATTATGATTTAGGAACAAACAACCAATACAATAATCATTATATACGCTTTAAGAATGGGCTGCTAGACACTCAAGAAAGAAAAATATCTAATTATCAAAGATTTTCTAATTACGCAACAATAACCCTAGACAGATCATTTTCTCAACCCCCTTTAAATGGAGATGGTATAGAAATTCTGGAAGAGGTTGCAGTAAGTTCTGCCATCACGAATCCTCTTCGCAGTATTCAATTCTCTGGGCAGTATAGGGTTTCTGATTACCACCCAGCTGGAGAAGGAGAAACAAGCGACCCGTCTGCTTACGCAGGGCCAGACATGGATTCGGAAAAACCAAGCCTGCTTGATGATAATGATTTTATTATTGCAAGAAACGCGGGGGGCATACCAACCCCAATGTGGCACGCTTTTGCGAACGCAACAATAGGTACCGCTCATATAGAAGAAGCCGCAATAACTAATGCAAAAATACATAATTTAACGGCTGATAAAATAAGATCTTCTGTAATACAATCTCAAGATATTCAGGTGGGTGGAGACGCTAACAGCGGACAAATCAGAAGCGCTGGTTTTGGATTGTTAAATAATTCCGGTACTCGGGGGTATGATTGTGTGGACGCTCCTGGAGCGGGTTTCGCGATCAGTGGAAACGGTTCTTTTATTTTTAAAACAGAAAGGGGTAAGTTGTTTTTTGAAGAGGACGAATTAACTATTCACGGAAATATAAGACAAAAGGACGGCTCCGAGTTGACCGTAATGTCAATGAATGCAGAACCCTCGGTTTTTAATTACGAAGAGACTGCAGATGGCATTTTTAAACCCGAGCTAAATCAAACTTCAAACATTACTGTAAGATTTAATAATAGCGATATTACCGAAAACGATGTTAGATTCAAAATGGAACTTCCTGATGGAACTAATGTTTTTAATTATACTGACTATTCAAATGGTTATAATACTCATGGCTTTGAGTATCAGCCAAACAATACTTATTTTAATTCAGACACTCAAGTTGCAACTGCTACGTTTAAAGTTGGAAATAAAGAAACCAACACCGCAGGTTTTGATAAAATCATTCACGGAAATGATGATATTATTGACTTTCAATCTGTTATTATATACGCTTCTGGTATAGGCACAAGCACCGAACATTCAACAACAGTAAGTGTGCTTGCCAATGGAGCTCCTGGACCAACAGGAAAAACACCTGTTTATAGAGGCGTGTGGGATTCCACAAAGAATTACATCGGCATGGAGGATGGAATTCAAGGGTCCGACACGGCAGAGGAATTGAGAGGAGATCTAGTCTATTACGATAATCCCTCATCTCCAGCAGGAGGAAATGGGCATCATTATATAGCTATGAAAAATAGCGGTCCGTCGAGCTTGGTTGTAGCTCCAGGAACGCATGCTCAAACAGACGATTATTGGAAGAAATTCGGAGCCGAATTTCAAAGCGTGGCAACTAATTTACTGCTTGCGGACAATGCGGTCATAACTCATAGCTTGACTATGGGAAGTAGCGACGATGATAATCCAGCAACCAATGGAGCGGGAGGATTAATTCAGAGTTCAGATTTTGTTGGAGGTTTCGATGCAGATGGATCTCTCTCTGCAAGCGAAGATTATTCCATCGCAGGTTTTAAACTTCATAAATCAGCAACCCCCCCTAATGATGTATATTTTGATGTGGGCGGTCCAGGGGTCAATTACCACTCAACAAGTAATCCAGATGATTATAGTTATATAAGGTACGGGTCCGCTTCTAAAAAAATAGAAATTCAGGGATCTTTCGTTAACAATTCTAGTCGGGAAAGCGTATCGTTCGCCGCAACTACCTCCACCGATTCTCAAGCAACGTTTATAGGAGGGGGCTACGAAAACGAAATTCACAAGACAGCTTCAAACCTAAATAGTTTGGGTTCATCAATAGTTGGAGGAGGCCTTAATAATATCACTGGAAGATTTTCTTTCGTAGGCAACGGTTACAACAATAACGTTGGGGATAATTTTTCAGCAATAGTAGCCGGTTACGATAATTCCATGCCTGATATAGATATAGATAATAACGGGGCGAACATTATTGGGGCTGGATCTAAAAACAAAATTGACGGGGGCTCTCAGCAAGGGGTCTTTGCCGGAAGGAATAATAAAATTATCTATAATCCCCCTGTACGGGATTTCGGCACTTACATCAATAGTGTTTGGTCGAGTCAGCAAAGAAGGGTTGTTATTGGTTCTGATTTTTATATTTTAAATACAAACCATCTCGGAGGAGGATCTTTAAATCCTGAAATTACCGCCAGTACACCCGTGGGCCTTTCCACCGCTTGGAGCGAAGGTTATTATGTGGATAATGTTTGGTTTTGCGATAGACTCGCAGCTCCTACTCAAATGTTTATGGGGAATAATGCTCATAGCAATCATTGGGTTTATGCTGAAGATTTTTTAAATATCAGCGGGAAAGATTATTGGTTACTTTATTTTCCTGATTTTGGATCTAAACCAGTTACCTTTTGGGGCTTTATAGCTCCCTTGGCCGCCCATGCTCTAGGCGGATGGGCTTATTTTGATCCCATAAGAAGTCCGACAAGTGAAGGTTTCTGGCTTTGGTTTTCAGGCGTTTCTAGCTGGGTTTTTATATACAACACCTCTGCAGACGCTGGATTTTATTACATAAGCACCACCCAAACAACAGGTTATATCCCTTAATATCATGCCAATTCCAAATTCTTCCCCTCCATCAGCTCCTTCATCAAGTGCATCCGCTTCCGTTAATTATGTAGCTTCCCCACAAGACACTACTTTGTTTGGTGGCGGATTTGATTCTGCTTGCGCTATATTTTCTGGAGAAAGCAACGAGATAATAAATTCAAGAAGATGTTCGATCTTGGCAGGATCCAATAACACGATAGATGAAAAATACAACACCCATATAATAGGGGATTTTATTGAAGCTGATGTCGATAGCGCTTTTTATATAGGCTGCCTAAATGGATTATTTTCTATTGGTGATGTAGTGGCTTATCATTCATCAGACGAAAATCTAAAGGATAATATAAAAAATATAAAAAACCCTTTGTCCAAAATACTATCCCTTGACGCTGTAGAGTTTGACTGGAATAATAAACAGTCCACCCATAAGGGTCACGACATAGGCTTGATCGCGCAACAGGTAGAGCTTATTGCTCCCGAGATCGTCACCACAAGAAGTAGCGGGTATAAAGCTATTAAATATGAAAAATTAACCTCTTTGCTTGTTGGCGCAATAAAAGAACAACAAGAGCAGATTAATGTTTTAAGCGACAGGGTTGAGAGCTTGCTAAAAAAGCTAGACTCTATGAGTTGATTACTTTCATTAACACTCTTGACTCTGATGGCGGTATATCAGAGTAACTCAACCACTCTTTAACTGAGTCGTTTTTATATTTTCCGCTCTTCCACCAATCCCTAAGTATCACTTTAAACTCTTCAAATTTAGAACAGTTTAATTTGTCGCTCACAAGAGACTCTATCATGGAGGATGGAGTTAGCGACCCACTCGAGGAATTAGTTGATCCTGTTTGGCTGGATTTATCTATTTCGTCGTCCCCTACAATATGAACGTTTAGGAAATTTCTTACGCACCTAACGAAAGCTCTATTGCAGGCTATGGTCTCTAAGAACTTAGTCGCAAAGCTACTAGTGTTATCTAAAGTGGCGTTAGCCATATCCTGAAAGATCACTGGTTCCCCGAAAGTTTCATAGTTTGGTAGGAATTTCATTCTGCATACCACGGCAACATGATTTAACTCACACCTAACTGTTTCATACGCTACATCTGAAAACCCTCTTAATTTAGCTAACTCTTTAATCCCGCTAAGTTTTATTAATAATTGATAATCCTTCAGCCCTATTATAGATCTAGGTAGATCTTTTTTTCTTAAACTGAACCAAGATTTATTTGGAAAGAGGTTTTCGTCTTTAATCATAGCTCTCCAATTCACAGAGCCATCCTCCGAGAATTCGTAATCTACATTATCAAGTAATCCAAATTCATTTCTAAGAAATTTGCCTGGACCGTCTTTGTAGTTTTTGATATAAACTAAATTACTTTGTTCTTCGTTTTCTGAATTATTTTCTGATGTCTTTGTTTTTACCATGATTTTTGTCGTTATAAATTTTTAGAGTATCAATTTCTTCCCAGAATTCAGGGCAGTCTATAACTTGGTCATGTTCTCCTTCGAGCTCATTTTTCCAAGCAGCCTTACTGCTGTATATTTGTCCTCCTGATATGATTTTCATTGAATTTTTATAACGACTATTATTACATAGTTTTTCAGAATTGTCAAGATCTTTTTTAGTTTTTTCTTTTAATAAAGTAATCGGCCAGTCGAAGAATTTTAATCTTAGTTCATTTATTATACTTTCATCTTTGCATAATAGATTGAATCTAACGCCTCCTTTTTCTAGAGATTTAAAATAACTTTCTTTGCTGTCGTGTGATACGAAATAATTTATTCTGTTTATATTTTTACGTATAACATCTAAGTATCTAACTTTCATTGGTTTGTCGAGAAATATATTACATTTTCTATCGTATGCCCATTTTGCTATATTTTGCTCGTCAAAACATTCATGACCCCATATGTTGACGGGTTGACCCTTTGCGAAGCTTGCGGGCATTATATGGTTGGGAACTACGGAAATAGCTGGGATGTGGTATTGAGGCCCTAAATGTAGAGTTTCTATTTCTGAAATGGTATTTTTGATTTTTAACAATTTTAAAATAGACGAAGCTATTTCCTCAGGTTTAATTAAATTCACCATCTTCGGCGCTTCACTGTCAGAAAACGACGGCTTTAGCCCGTTCCTGTGGGACTCGATAAGTATCTGGTTTTCTTTGTCTCCCCAATATGGACCACAACACTCTTTAAATAGTACGCTATATAGGCACACTATTTTTTTATTAAAGCCAGAGGCTACATGAGTGCTAAATGAATCATTCCCAAAATGCAAAAGCGAATTCTGTATGATATATGCGGATTGTTTTATATTTGTTCTTCCGTGCAAATGCTCGCAACCCCTGATTGATTTATCTTCTTTTCCACCTATTTGTATAACCTTAATTCCTTCGCTATTTAAATGAGGCAGAATCATTTCCATTACGTCATTATAGTAGTCGTAATTCTTTGCTTGCATTCCACTGCTCGCATGAAGGGTTATGTATTTGTTTTCGGCTATGGGGTAAAAGCAAGTCTCTATGTGGGGCTTATCTATTTTAACTCCACACGATAAGGCGTATTGTTCGATTAAGTGCATAAATTAAATTGTATTTTATCTTTACCGTTGTGCATGTAATTCAACATTCTTTGCGTCCCTATAAACGGAAGAAACGCTACTTCAAAAAAACCTTTATGATTTCCTTGCCCCTCCATTGATGGCAAACTGTCCAGTCCCTTGCTATATGGTATCACTTTATGTATATATGGGTTGCCGTCTAGTATGTCGAAATACTCTGGTTTTGTTGCGAAGTAAATGTTGTAATTAGGGTAAGTTTCTTTGATGTTTTTTAATAGCGATGTGCATAAGTAGATATCTCCAATGCTTTGGGGCATAGATATCAAGAGCCTGCCTCCTTCGTCGTCTTTATCTAAAAGCTCTATAAAGTCTATTTTTTGATTTTTTTGATTATCTTGAGTCGCTACCTGTTTGAAGTATTTTAAGACATCCTCTCTTGGCATATTTTCAGATAGTCTTTTCATCCAATGCTTGTGTCCGTCGTCTGTGCTGTCTAGATCTATTTTTAGTATATTTTTGTATAAGTCTATAACCCATTCTGAGTTATCTTCGATATGTGGAGGTGTGTAGCCTGCATTCTTTTCTTCTACTTCAAAATTAAAATCCCAGTCAACATCGGGCATTTCATCTATGATAGACTCCAGCTTCTTTCCGATGACCTCTATGCTATAATTATTTATTACAAATTCTCTCGATTTCTTGCCCACTTCTTTCGCCTTGCTAGGCTTCATTTTGAGAACCTTCTTGAGTTGATTAGCTATGCTTTGGGGGTTAGTGCTTGCTTTTATAAATTGAGTGCCAGGCTCTCTGTATTCGGTCCAGCTAAGAGGCAAGCTTCCGCTTTCATCGGTACAACAATCTTCTCCACAGCTGTAATTCGTAACCAGGGTTATAAGCTCTGCTAGTTTAGCTTCCTGAATAGGTATTTCTTGCCCGCCGCTAGTAAAGGGGTGGCAATAAACATTCATTAAATTATATATCTCGTTTAACTGCTCTTCGGAGACCCCAGCTTTAGTGTTGGTTGTTACTTGAGATTTCTCTGCGCCACAAAATCTACAATCCAGATCTTCTTCTTTATAAGCTTTTATTTCGTACTTTTTACAGTTCTTGCAAAAATAAGTCGTAACTACTTTTTCTGGGTCAATGCCTTTTTCTTTAATTAATCTAGGAATGTCCCAGCCCTCTTTCCAGTGAGTATGTAATAATAGTTTAGTTTTAGATTCTGGGTTCTGATTGCAGAATATTTTAAACCCTTCAATTAAATTTGGAACGCTTTTTCTTAATTGGTTTCTAAAAACAAACCCCACTAAGAAGTCATCTTCTTTTATGTTTTGTTCTTTTCTTATTTTTAATCTATCTTCATCTTTAAGTTTGAAAAATTTAGATGTATCCAGAGCGCCATGTAAAGTTTTGACATGTTCGTGGCCAAGCCTGTTTAGTTCTTTAGATGCGAATGACGCCCAGGAGTAATAGTTTTTTATTTTAGGGGCGAGCTTGACAGCTTCCGGCAGAATGGGTAAACTGTCTAGCGTTGTCCATATCATGCAGTTAATTTTGTTCCACCACTTCTTTTCTGTATATCCAGAAAAAGCCCAAATATCTTCTATACCTATATATACATCAGGCTTCTCTTCTTCTAGAAATTTATCTATAGTTTGCCCTCCGTATCCAGCGCTTCTAGCTAAGCCGGGATCTTCATTTAGCTTGCGCAGCAGGGCTGGATTGTTTGGCAGTGAGCCTTGGCATTTCCATGGCAGGGTTGAAAGTATCGGGTCTCCCCATTTGATTCCGTTTGAGAATTCAACCAGTTCGTACTTTCCTGTTTTCTCTAAGTGGAGAAGTATATTTTTAGTATGCTTTCCGAAGCCAGTAAAAGCCTTGCAGTGATTGCTGTGTATTAATACCTTTTTCTTCTTCATTTAAAAAGGAGCTTCGTCATTGCCCGTGGGCTTTTTAGTTTCCTCTTGTTGGTCTTTTTTATATTTTTGTATGTTTTTGATTTCTTCTCTTCTTCTATGGGAATACAATTCTTTGAGGTAGAATTTCAAAAACTGATCAAGATTTTCCACTTCTCCAGGCTCAATAGGTATTCTGAATGACTGATTTCCGTTTCTTGTGAAAGTTATGCCAAAGGCTGGTAGGGTAATAGAACCGTTCTGCGTTTTTTGCTGCTTGTCCCACGGAACAAACTTAATGGACGTTTTGTTTTCTTCGTAGCTGTGGAACGCTGAATATTCGTAACGCTTGTTTAATGAGCTGATAATTCCGCCAATCTCAAATTCACTAAACTTTAGGTTTATGTTTTTGTCTGGATTGTCTTTGTTTCCAGAAAAGTTTCCAGATCTTTTCTTGTCGTCCCAGCTGTATTGTTGTATTGCACTAACATAAACAACAGGTTCTTTGTTTCTGTTGACTCCGATTTTAAAATTAAATGCGCAACCTGCGTTTTTACTGTTTGGTTTGTATAGTGATATGCTCATAATATATTATTGATTTTATAAGAGATACTATCCTAGAATCTTTTTTTCTCAACTATTAATTTTATCTATATGATGGCACCAATCTTCTTCTGAGTATAGGTTGCTGTATTTTCTGTAACTAGATGTCCATATGTGATTAGGTAAATGTTTTATTCTAATTATGTCAAAATGTTTTTTCATTAATTCTGTGCAATTGCTCTCTTTGATTTTGTCATACTTTTTGTTAATAGGGTCCCAGTAGGTTTCTATTATAGCTTTGCATAATAATTGTTCTGGGAATCTAGAGACATTTTTAAGCGAGCATAGAGATACGGCCCTCGCGAAAACCGAGATCATTCGATCTTTCTGTCCAGCTACAATATGATCTGAAGGGTGAAATTTATTTTCCCTAGAGAATCTAAAATAAATGTTAGAGGTTATTATTTTAAACCAATTATAATTTTTTGTTTTTTCGTTTTTATTGTTGTGAGTATTGGATTTTAACATATGAACTAGAAGGTCTAGGTTTGGGAAGCTCTCATCTGACCTGACCTTTATACAAAAGAAACCTTTTGCGGCTTTGAGTCCATTTAATGCAGTGAAGTGCTGGTATATCCATGGGGCTTGTGCGCCCGGTTTTTTTTGAAATTTTGGTAAGTCTGAGTATTTATTAATTACTATTTTTATTTTATCTTTATATTTGTCTAGTTTATTTACTTCGTCTTTATCCCAGCAGCTAACTATAACCTCTCCGTATTTTAAATAACTATCTATAGTGTTGATTGATCTATCGTTTATCGGCCCTTGTATTATTATTGATACAGAGTTTTCTAACTTTTCGAATCTTTTTAGTATTTTTTTTTGTAGGTACAACGCAAAATTAGTAAAGCTAGGTACATACTTTAACTCTTTACCTGATTCGTCTTTTAATTTGTGCGGGTTCCAGTGATTCATTTTAAATAATCAGAGCATAACCCAAAGCAGGGCGGCCCTCCGTAATTTCTTGCGTCATCCACAACAAGAACGCTCTTATTGCTAACCCTCTTCCCTGGATATGTCCATATAAAGTTTTTGGAAGTTAATGTGAAGTCGTCTGATTCGTGCCAAAAATAATTTAATACCTT